AGCTATTAAAAAGTTGGACGAACCGCGCGGTGCGGTGTTCCGGGCTACCCATTTTTTAACCAATGACATTAATTCTGTCTGGTCATTTGTGGGTTCGGTTCAGCATAGACAAAGTCTCATACTCTATGCGACGGAAAAACCGTTCTCCTTGCAAGATTATCTGGGTCTTTCTGACCCAGCGACGATTGCGTGGGAGCTCTTACCTTGGTCCTTCGTTGTAGATTGGTCGATCCCTATTGGGAGTTATATTTCTTTTCGATCAACCTTCGGTCGGACAGAAGGTAAGTATGTAAGATCGCGCTTTCAGTGGTTCTCTGCGAGAATCACTGGGGGCGTGATAGCTGATCCCCCGGGTTATATACAGACTATTGACGATGAGCCTATTGGCTCGTCTTCGTTTTATAGTCTTAACCGGTCGATCACCTCAACCCTTGACGTGAACTTGCCAAATTTCCGAAACCCTCTGGGTAGTAATCCAGGGACTCGCCTAGCTGACGCTGTTTCATTATTTGCGTCGGCGATGCACGTCCTGGGTGGTGGGAAAGGCAGTTCGCTTCACGGTTCCTAAACGACGACGGTATTCCGTCCTATCCCCTTCGAAAAGGGATATTGTAAGGAGTTTCGACATGGCCGATATGGCTGACATCACCGCATACGACGGTGCTTCCACCCCTGTAAACCATACGTTCAAGCCGATCTCGGTTTCCACCGAGAAAGGCGTGACGACCGCACTTTGGCGCGAACAGGATGTTTCTATCCCTTTCGACGCTCAAGGTAAAGTTACGATGAAGTCTTTTCAGCTTCCATCGGGTATATGGCGCAGGAGTGTTCGAGTAGAGATCCCAGTAATGGAATCAGTCACCAGCGCGAATGCTGCTGGTTATACCGCTGCTCCAAAAGTTGCTTACGTCAACACGATCGAAGCTTCTAGCTTCTCTAGTGAACGGGCAACTATTGCCGATACACGGATTGTGCGTATGTTGCTCGTTAATATCATGAACAACATCACGGCTTCCGTGGCTGCGGCAACTGCTGGTCCGGCGCCTCTGCTTATTGATACAGCAGTAGCACCCACCTAGCATCGTTCTTTAACCCTCCTTATAGGAGTTATGCAATGACTTATAAAGTCGCATGGAACGAGGAGTTCGGTTATGACTCTTCGATTGAAATCCTCTCGGATCTCGCATCGTCGCACTGCCACGCGAGTGGCTCGGCTGGTCGCCGCCTACTTGAGCTTATACGCTCTGGCGACTTCGCAGCTGTGTGCGCATTTGAACCTGACTACAGCGGACAGCTTTCTGCTTCTTGTTTGCTCGATATCCGTC